GCCGCCGCCTCTTCGCCCGCGCCACCATGGGCGTTCCGCTTGCATTGAAGGGGACGATCAACGTCCCAAACACGGCGTCTATGTATCCTCCACCAACATTCGGCATGGGGTCGGTCGGTGGAGTAGCGGCCACAGCGGCAGAAACAGCCCAATACGCCCTTCGTGAGAGGGTCTACCAGCGCCTCCGTATCGACATGCGCCCTGACGAGGAAGCGGCCAATGTCCGGTATACGCGCCGCAATGCGCTGGGCGGCCTCGATCCTGATCTCTCCGTCCTCAACTCCATGTCGGTTGTCCGCCGTATCCAGATACAGATCGACCGCGACAAGGAAGCGAACGAGAAGGCCCGCAGCGTGCGAAGCCGCATCATCCGCATGCTGGGTGGCAACCCGGAGGATTTCGAGTGAACGGTACCCCTTGGCTTCCTGATCGCCACGACTCCATCCGCGGATAGCTGATCCCCAACCCTCTACCCAACGAGGACCTGACTGATGCAGCCCAAACGTCTCTGGACCGGCGATGACACCGCCGCGCTGCGCCGCCTGGTCGCCGCGGGGATGACCGACGCGCAGATCGGTGAGGACATGGATCGCGATCCTGGCGTCATCCGCAGCAAGCGGCGCGAGCACGGCATCGAGCCCGGCATCTCCCGCGCGGCCAAGGCAATGATCGCTCGCTTGAACTTGCGGCGGGCACGCATCCGATCCGCAACATCTTGACATTCCGTCACACACTTCCTTAAGCGGCCATGTCGAACCCAACTCCATCCCCATTGGGAGTTCGACATGGCCCGTGCCCCTGCCGCCGCTGCAGCCGCTGCCCCGCCCGCCGATGATAACAGCGCTGGGTCGACCGATCAGACCGACACCGCCGACCAGGACACCGGCGATGATGAAGGCGGCGACGATGGGGAGGTGATCGCCACCATCATGCTGCTGCCTGATGGCAAGTACCGGCTCATCCAAGGCGACGAGGATGACGACGAGGGCCGGGAAGGCGGCGAAGGCGAAGAGCCGGCGGCCGGAGAGGGCGAAGGCGAGGGCGGCGAGGAAGAGCCCAACCACGAGGACTTCGACTCCGTCGGCGAGCTGATGCGCGGCGTGCTCGAGATCGTGCGCGACGCCGAGGAAAAGACCGAGGGCAAGTCCGCGCAGGACCAGCTCGATGACGGCTTCGGCGGCGACGAAGGCTCGGCGCCGGCATCCGTGCCCGGGATGGCCCCGAAGTACTGATCCCTGCCGTTCGCGCGTGCCAGGTCGCGCACCGGCCTTTGAAGCCACGGAGAACGACATGAGCGATATCGAGAACAGCGTGACAACGGCGGCCGAAAGCGTCGGCCCTGCTGTGTTGGCCGGCGTTGAGAAGGCCAAGAGCGCGGTTGACAGCGCCGACGCGCTCGACCCGCCGGCGCCTCCCGCTCCGGCACCGGGCGGCCCGCACAAGCTGATGTGCCCGCGCCACGGCGAGATCACGAACCCGATCACGCTGCCGCATTCGCACAAGCTCTTCTGCCCGCTCTGCGTCGAGGAGTTCTTCGAGCGCGAGAGCGTCCATCTGTTGGAGCGCGTGCATGTGATCGACGATCCCGAGCTGAAGGCCGAGTGATGCAGTCCTACGGCACCGCGACACCGCGGATCGGCAAGACCGCCGGCAAGCCGAAGCCGACCAAGGCCAAGCCGGGCAAGAAGCGGGGGCGCTAGCTTTGCGCGAGATCAACCCTACCCCTCGCAGATACGCGACGAAGGCTGTGGAGGCCATCCAGAGAGGCGATGTCGTGCGGCGCCTTCCGGGCAAGAAGCCGTGGTGGCGAATGGGCTTTGGGTCTGACGAGCGATTTTGGCCGACATGGCTCGTTGTGTCGCCAGCGGGTGGAGAGAACGAATGGCTAAGCTGAACGCGAAGCGCCGCAACGCCCTGCCGAGCAAGGACTTCGCTGGCCCGGGCCGGTCGTACCCCATCCCCAATCGCAGCCACGCCCAGAACGCGCTGGCCCGTTCGTCGGGCAAGGCGGTAGCGCCGGAGGTGCGCCGCAAGGTGGCCGAGAAGTATCCTGGCCTGATCAACCGCAAGGGCAAGAAGTGACCGAGGAGCGCATCCATCTGACCGACGCCGAGGAGGCGTACTGCGCCGCCCGCGCCATTCCGGGCACGACGCAGGAGGCGGCTTGGCGCAAAGCGCATCCGGGCACCAAGGCGAAACTGGCCACGATCAAGACGGAGGCGAGCAGGCTTGAGCGCCGGCCGCACATCCAGGCACGCATCAACGCCCTCAAGCTGCCGCTGATCCGCAAGCACCAGCTCAACGCCGAACGCGTGAGCGAGGAGCTTGCCCGACTGGCGTTCTTCAACCCCAAGAGTGTTTACCGCGAGGACGGCTCGCTGATCCCGGTGCACGAGCTCGAGGACGATGCGGCGGCAGCGGTCGCCAGTATTGAGCATGTGGAGGAATTCCAGGGGCGCGGCCAGGACCGCGAGCAGGTCGGCTACACGAAGAAGCTGAAGTTCTGGGACAAGAACTCGGCCCTCGACAAGGCCATGCGCCATCTCGGCATGTTCGAGAAGGACAACGCGCAGCAGCAGGAGAATCTGCGGGTCGAGGTCGTGCTGGTCCAGCCCAAGCAGGTGGCGGCATGAGAAGCCGAGTCCTCGACACGATCGTCGACACTGCGTGGTCGTTCGTCTTTGCGATCATCGCAACGATTGCATGCACGGCCATTTCAGCGGGTATCGTCGGTGGCTTCGGCTATGCCGCATGGTGGTGGTTGCGATGACGACGGATCAGGCACACGCAGCCGAAGTCGACCGCATCAAGGCCGCGAACCTTGGCCACGGCTACGTCTACGAGCGAGCCGATGGCAAGAGGGGTGCGCTGCACAGCGCCGGCGCCGACAAGCAGCCTGTCGACTGTGGCGGTCCGGCTCGCTGCTCGGCCTGCCGCGCGGACTGGCGGCATCGCTATGGTGTGGCGTGGCCGGAGGGAGCGCTGGCATGAGCCGCAACCGCTCCATCCGCCGCGCCGAGCGCCAGCGCCTGATCGTGCCGCGCGCGCCGGCTCTGGCACCCACCACTGCGATTCCCTTCATCCGCAGCTTTCCGAACGGCACCACGCGGCTGGCGACGGTCGACCGCGGCGAGGAGATGTACGCGCTCGCCTGCCAGTTCATCGCCGCCGGCGGCCGCTACCTCGTGATGAAGATGCCGGACGAGAGCGTCGAGTTGGTCGCCGCGCTCGGCAACGGGCCGGGCAAGGAGCCCACCGGCGTGGCCTGCGAAACCACAGAGGACGGACCGGCGATGTTGGATGCGGTCGACCGCCTGGTGCGCGAGAGCGTGGCGCGATTGGACAGGCTGCAATGACCGTAATCGCCTATCGCGATGGCCTCATGGCTGCAGACAGTGGTTCTTGGGCTGGCGATGCGGCACACGGCTGGGCGCGCAAGCTGGCAAAGGGACCGGACGGCACGCTGTACGGGGTTGCGGGCAATGCGGCTCAATGCACTGCCTTTCTGGATTGGGTAGAGGGCGGTTGCGTAGGTGCCCAACCCGTCGCCCAGCGCGAAGGGCAGGACGGGCGCGATAGTTCATTCATCGCTCTTGCGGTGCCTCGGCAGGGCCGGATTCGCCTGATCACGGCCCACGGGGAGGAAAAATACGACGCCCCCTACTATGCGATTGGGGCCGGCGCGCTCTGCGCTTACGGCGCGCTCTTTGCGGGCGCGACCGCCGAGATGGCCATTGAGGCGTGCAAAGAACATGCGACTGGCGCCTTCGGGCGCGTCAGCTTGATCATGCATCAGGACAGAGCATGAACGCCATCGCCCGCCCTGTCCGCGCGATCCAGTGCCAGATCCCGCACAAGCTCGGCTTCCTGTTCGAGATGCACCGCTACAAGGTGGCGTACGGCGGTCGTGGCGCGGCCAAGTCGCAGTCGTTTGCCCGGGCGCTCCTGACCCTCGGGGCCGCACAGAAGCTGCGCATCCTGTGCACTCGTGAGGTCCAGAAGTCGATCAAGGACTCGGTCCACAAACTGCTGGGCGACCTGATCGAAAGCATGGGGCTCGGCAAGTTCTACGAGGTGCTGGAAACCGAGATCCGGGGTCGCAACGGCACCGAGATCATCTTCGCCGGCCTGCGCGGACAGACCGTCGAGTCGATCAAGTCCTACGAGGGCGTCGATGTCGCGTGGGTCGAGGAGGCTCAGGCCGTCAGCAAGCGGTCTTGGGACATCCTGATCCCGACCATCCGTGCCGAGAACTCCGAGATCTGGGTGAGCTTCAACCCGGACATGGACACCGACGAGACCTACAAGCGGTTCATCGAGCGCAAGCCGACCGGCGCCATCGTGGTCAAGATGAACTGGCAGGACAATCCGTGGTTCCCGGCGGTACTCAACCAGGAGCGCCTGGACTGCCAGCGCACCCAGCCCGACGACTACGACAACATCTGGGAGGGCAAGCCCAAGACCGTCGTTGCCGGCGCGATCTACGCCAAGGAAATGGCGCAGATGATCGACGATGGCCGTGTTCGACCGGTGCCATACGATCCCCTGTTGCCCGTGCACACGATCTGGGACCTCGGCTGGAACGACAGCATGGTTCTCCTGATGGTGCAGAAGCCGCTGCCGTCCGTCGTAAACGTCATCAACTACATCGAGGACAGTTTCCTCACCTACGCCGACTACAAGCGCGACATGGACGCTCTCGGCTACCGCTGGGGTTCGCACTGGCTGCCACACGATGCGCGGAACAAGGACCCGAAGTCGGGGATGAGCACCGTGCAGGTGTTGCGCAAGCTCGGCCTGCGCAATCTTCGAGTGATCGGCCGCAGCGACGTCGAGCAGGGCATCCGCAACGCCCGCATGCTGTTCCCCCGCGTCTACATCGACAGCACCGAACGCAAGCGGCCGACCGGCCATCTCGGCGGTGCGCGTCTGATCGAGTGCCTGAAGCGCTACCGCCGCAACGTGCCGTCGACGACGGGCGAGCCGTCTACCCCGGTGCATGACGAGTACAGCCATGGTGCCGACGCCTGGCGCGGCCTGGCCAACATCGTGGACCGAATCACCAACGAGAACGAGGAACCCGCCGCGCCGGTGACGGCTGCGTTCAGCAACCCCGAGCCGTCGATGGGTCTATTGGCCTGAGAACGATAATGAAGAGCCCCCTCTAAACGCCCTTGGGCAAGGCGGATTGGAGCGTCGTGAGACGCCCCGGCCCGATCTGAAGGAGCCTTGTTGTGAAGTTGAAGGTTCAGCAGGTGATCGACGCCTTCATGGCGCTGGCGTCGATCGTGGCGAGCGGCAAGCCAATGCCTCAGAAGGGCAAATACCGGCTGGCGCGCCTGCACGCCAAGCTGCGGCCCGAGTTCGAGACGGCCAACGCCGCCCGTGACGATCTGATCAAGAGCTACGGCTGGAAGAACGAGGCCGGCGTCGACGCCGTGCCGATCGAGCAGGCTGACGACTTCGCCGCGAAGTGGAAGGAGATCGCCGACCAGGAGATCGAGGTCGAGGTCCAGCCGGTGCCGCTGGTGCAGCTCGACATGGGCGACAACACCGATGGGCCGCTGTCGGTCCAGCAGCTGATCGCCCTCGGCGACCTGGTGATCGAGGCCTGACGATGGCCAAGAAGCCGCTCTCGCTGGATGACCTGCCGGACGAGGTCCGCGAGGTGATCGAGCCGCACGTCGTCGACCTCGATGCCGTATTGAGCGAGATCGGGTCGGTGATCGCCGCGCGTCGCGCCGAGGCCAAGGCCGCACGGCAGAGTTCGGGCATCGAGGAGATCTGGAAGCAGTGCGAGGAGGCCTACCTCGGCGTCGACGAGGCGAACCGTGCCGAATTCACCGGCGCCCGGTGGTCCAAGCCGATGAGCATGGACGGCCCGGTCCAGACCGGCGCGCGCGTTCCCAACACCGAGAACCGGTCGACCGCCTTCGTGGGCCTCACCGCGCGTTATGTCGACGCTGCCGATGCCAAGCTCAGCGAGATCCTGCTGCCGCCGGACGACAAGTCATTCTCGTTCGACGCGCTGCCCGATCCCGAGCTTCTGGAGGCACTGGACGACAAGAGCCAGGTCGTGCACGACGGCATGGGCAACGTGCCGCTGACCCGCGCCGCAAAGCCCGGCGAAGCCGTGGCCGCGCCGGCGCAGCCCACTCCGTCGCCCCCGCCCACTCCGGGAGCGTCCGGCACCACACCGCAGGCGCCGCAGGTGCCGCTCACGGTTGCCGACCTCGCGACCGAAAAGCTCGAGCAACTGCGCAAGAAGGCGAAGGCGGCCGAGGATCGGGTCTATCGCTGGCTGCTCGAATGCCGGTATCGGCCCGAGATGCGCAAGGTCATCCACGATGCCGCGCGGATCGGAGTCGGCGTCGTCAAGGGCCCGGTGCCGATGACGAGCAAGGGCGTCGGCGTCCACAAGAGTGGAAGCGGGACGGGCATCGAGATCGAGGTCAAGGAGAAGATCAGCCCGGCCGCGAAATGGGTCGACCCGTGGAACGTCTATCCCGACCCGGCCTGCGGCGAGAACATCGGCGACGGCGATTACCTGTTCGAGGCCGACCATCTCAGCGAGCGCCAGGTCCGCAAGCTCAAGCGCACGCCGGGCTACATCAACAAGCAGATCGATGCGATCCTGAAGGAAGGGCCGAACAAGGCCTATCTCGCGGCCGATGATGGCAACAAGGACAAGACGCCAGCGGAGACCAAGGGCCGTTACGAGATCTGGTACTACTACGGCTCGATCTCGGCGCGCGAGCTCGACGCGATCGAGCGGGCGGCGGGCAAGCCCAGGAAAGGCGCGCTCGATGAGGCCGGCCACGACGCCTACGTCATCGTCACCATGATCAACGACCGCGTGATCCGCGCGGTCATCAACCCGCTCGACAGCGGCGAAATCCCCTATCACGCCATGCCGTGGCGCCGCCGCTCGGGCTATTGGGCGGGCGTCGGCGTCGCCGAGCAGCTGTTCGTGGCGCAGAAGATGCTGAACGCCGCGACCCGCGCGATGCTGAACAATGCCGGCCTCTCGGCTGGGGCGCAGATCGTGATCAACCAGAACGCGATCAAGCCGGCCGATGGCAAATGGGCATTGGTGCCGAACAAGATCTGGCTGCTGAAACCGGGCGACGATGTGGCCGAGGCCACGGTCCAGAACTGCTTCGGGCTGCACGAGATCCCGAACACCGTCGAAGAGATGATGACGGTGATCAACTACGCGCTGAAGCTGGCCGAGGAGTCGACCTCTATTCCACTCATCACCCAGGGCCAGACCGGCCCGACGACGCCCGAGACGCTGGGCGCCACTCAGCTTCAGGACAGCAACGCCAACCAGCTTCTGCGCTCGGTCGGTTACGCCTTCGACGACTACGTCACCGAGCCGCTGGTGCAGCAGTTCTACGAATGGTTGCTGCTCGATCCGGACGTGCCGGACGAGGAGAAGGGCGAGTTCAAGATCGACGCGCACGGCTCCGTGGTGCTGGTCGAGCGCGCCATCCAGGACCAGACGCTGATCCAGATCGGCAACTGGGCCAACAACCCGAACAACCCCTTCGGCATCGATCCGCGCAAGTGGTTCAAGCAAATGGCGAAGTCCAAGCGGTTGAACCCCGAGGACCTGCAGTTCAGCAAGGAAGAGCAGGACAAGCGCGACGAGGCGCCCCCGCCGGTGGCACCCGCGGTGCAGGTGGCGCAGATCAACGCCCAGAGCCGCCAGGCCACGACGCAGGCCACGCTGCAGGCCAAGGGCCAGAGCGATCAGGTCAAGGCCGGCGTCGACGAGAAGAAGATCGCCACCGACGCCACCATCGAGCTGCACGACCAGGCGACGCGCCGAGATCTCCTGATCCTGCAATACGCGCTGGAGCACCGGCTTACCGTCGAGCAGGTCAAGGCCGACCTCGCCCAGACGGCGATGAAGCTCAACGTCGAGCGGGAGTTGAACGCTCAGGACAACGCCGCTGACGCGCACAAGAACCGCCGTCAGCCGCGGCCGCAGCGTCAGCCGATGCGACCGCCGGTCCAGACCCCGGGGAGGGCTGGTAACGGCAGGGCATTCGAGCAGGGGGCACCGCAATGAGCGACCCCATCATCCGCGTTGACGAGGGCTTCGCGCTCACCGTTCAGGAGCGCAACAGCGCACTGTGGCGGCGGATGGAGATGCACTTCACCGAGCGTCTCGCCGTGCTGCGCACTCAGAATGACAAGCCCCAGTCCGAAATGCAGACCGCGCAACTGCGCGGCCACATCGCTTGCCTCAAGGCGGTGATCCGCCTCGGGGAAGACCAGCCGCCGACAGACGGCACAGTTCCGGCCACGGCGTTGCCGCGCACCGGATGAGAGGACAACCATGTCAGTAGATCCGGAAGTAGCAGCCGAGGCCGATCTGGCAGCAGGTTTCGAGGACGTCGCACCGAAGGGTGCGCCGGCCGCCGAGCCCGCACCCGCGAAGCCGGAGCCGGTCGTCGTGCCCAAGGTCGAGCCGCAGCCCGCGGCCCAGCCCAAGCCCACGACGCCTGAGTACGTCCAGATCACGAAGGACCAGTTCGCCGCATTGCAGGCCGCCGCCGACAAGACGCCCGGTCTCGAGCAGCAACTGTCGAAAGCCTTCGGCTCGATCGGCAACCTGAAGCAACAGCTCGAGCGCCTGTCCGGCGGCCAGAGCCTCGGAGACGTCGAGATCGGTCCCGACGTCTTCGCGGAGCTGGAGAAGGACTATCCCGAGCTCGCCGCTAGCACCAAGACGGGGCTTCAGCGCCTGCTGAAGAACCTGAAGCCGGCGGGAACGGTCAAGGCCGAGCCCGACATGGAGGCTGTCCAGAAGAAGATCGACGCCGTCATCGAGGCAACCGAGACGGCGGCACTGGTCGATACGTACCCCGATTGGCGAAAGATCGTGGGCGCACCGGAAGACAATGCGCCGGCCGACTGGAAGGCCGACCCGGCGAATGAGTTCCGGAAGTGGCTCGACACCCAGCCGGCCGCCTATCAGCAGAAGATCAATACCACCCGGTCGGCGCGCGTGATCACCCGTGCGATCGATCAGTTCAAGGCGTCGCAGACGGCGCCCAAGCCCGCAGCTCCCGCACCGCAGCCGGCCAAGCCGGTCGATCGGCGCGCGCGCATCGCGGGTGCAGTGCTCCCGAAGGGCGACGGTGGACCGGTGCGCTCGCCCAAGACGGCCAACGACGAGCTCATGGAGGGTTTCGTCGAAGGCTGATCCGTTTTTCCAAACACGCAGTGCCGTGAGGCGCCGCATCCCGCAGAAGGAACTTAGTCAATGGCAATGCAGACGTTTGGCCTCACCCAGGGCCGTATCAACAAGTTCAAGGGTCAGATCCTGAAGCACGCCGTGCCGATGGAAGTGCTCGGCCGCGGCGGCCGCCAGGTGCCGATGCCGAAGAACCAGTCCGAAACCTATGTCGCCCGTCGCTGGCTGCCCTACGGGGCCACCGCGACCAATGCCAACACCCAGAACCAGTTCTTCACGAACGGGGCTGGCGACCGCGGCAATGCGATCGTGCAGGCGCACCAGATCGCCGAAGGCGTGACGCCCACGCCGGACAGCATCACCCCGGTCGACATCACCGTGGTGATCCAGCAGTACGGCTGCCTCTACGGCTTCACCGACAAGACGGCGGAACTGTACGAGGACGACATCCCGAAGGCGATGATCGAGCAGATCGGCGAGCGCGTGACGCTGGTCAACGAGCTGATCGCGTGGGGCGCGCTGCGTGCCTGCACGAACCAGTACTTCGGCGGCACCGGGACGTCGATCGCCACCGTCAACGGCGCGATCACCCTCGGCATGGTGCGCAAGATCGTCCGCAACCTGCAGGCCAATCACGGCAAGCCCGTGAACAACGTCCTGAAGGCTTCGGCGAACTTCGGCACCGATGCGGTGGCCAGCGGCTACTGCGTCTACTGCCACACCGACCTCGAGCCCGACCTTCGCGACCTGCCGAACTTCGTGCCGGCCGAGAAGTATGCCTCGGGCACGCCGATGCCCAACGAGGTCGGCAAGTGCGAGCGCTTCCGGTTCATCACCTCGCCCGACCTGCCGTCCATCCAGGACGCCGGCGCGGCGGTGGGCGCGACCGGACTCTCCTCGACCTCGGGGTCGAACATCGACGTCTATCCGTTCATCGTGACGGCCCAGGATGCCTGGTCGCAGATCGCGGTGAGGGGTCTCGGCGCGCTCGACCCGACCTACCTCGAGCCGGGCGAGAAGTCGAAGTCCGATCCGCTCGGCCAGCGCGGCTATGCCGGCACGGTCTGGTGGAAGGCCGTGATGCTCGAGAACCAGGGCTGGATGGCCGTCGGCTTCGTCGGCAGCCAGGTCCTGAACTGATCCTTCATCCCTGACCCAGAAGGATCATCGACATGAGCAACAGAGCACCCCTCACGCAGTGGCTGGAAGGCATCACCGATGTCGGCCGGCGCTGGTTCCTGCGCAAGGCGTTGCTGCCGCTGTGGGATCGCGAGAGCTCGACGCCGCTCAACGGCGCGGGCCTCGTCATCCACGGCGCCGGCGGCACCGTGCCGAAGACCGGCAACTCGGACTTCTACTACGTGGCCAACGGCGTTCTCGCAAAGATCGCCGCCTCGACCGACATGCCGGCGCTTTCGGGCACCGTCGTGAACGCGACCTTCAACGTCTTCTGCTTCTTCGTCGACTCTGGCGGCACCGTCACGTCGGCGATGGGCACGGCGGGAGCGAGCCTCGCGGCCGTCCAGTTCCCGCAGTTCCCCGTCAAGAAGACGATGATCGGTTTCGTGATCATCAACCCCACCGGGACCGGCAACTTCGTCGGCGGCACGACCGCCCTCGATGACGCCACGGTGGTTCCCAACGCGGTCTACGTCAGTCCGTCGGGCGGCTTCGATCCCGCCTGCACGATTGGCGCAGTCTGATCCTCCCTCTTTCGACAAGGACAAATCGACATGGATTTCCAGGCAGCTCAGCCCGTCACGATGTGCACCAGCAAGGTGGCTCTCGCTGCGGGCACCACCACCACGCTCTCGAGCACGGGCACCATCCTGTACTCGATCAAGGGCAAGGCCTACTCGAAGTCGGCGCTGTCGAACACCGCGACGCCGACCACCGACGCCAACAGCGGCAACGCCTTCACGGCGGTGCAGGCCAACCAGGGATGCGTCTTTCTGGTCGGCCTCGATCACTCCGGCAACCTCAAGGTGGCGCAGGGTTCTATCCAGGCGCTCGACAGCAGCGGCAAGTTCATCAACGCGCCGCAGTTCGGCGCGATCCCGTCGGACTTCTGCCCGATCGGCTACATCGTGATCCAGGTCGGCTCGACCGGCTCGGCCTGGACCTTCGGCAGCTCGAATCTCTCGGGCGCCACCGGCGTCACCTACACCTTCGTCGACTTGATGGGTCTGCCCGACAGGCCGCAGGTCAGCTGACCTTTCTACCAGGGGCGGGGGCCTCACGGCTCCCGTTCCATCAACGCCGCGCCGTGATGGCGCAGCAGCCCTTTGAAGGAGACAACGATGCCCCGAGAGCCGCTTCAACCCGGCGACGTCAAGGTCGAACAGCAGAAGCCGATCGACCTCGCGAAGGCAAAGCCCCGCGACCGCGAAGGCGATGTCATGCTCGCCGACCCGTCCATCATCGACCACGACTATGCCGCAGCGCTCGCCTTCTACGCCGAGGAGGTGACGATCCGCATCAACCCCAGCACGGAAAAGAACGCCGCGCAGTTCGTGCCGGTCTGGGTCAACGGTCGTCCCGCAGAGGTCAAAGGCCTCGATGGCATGTTCCACGTGCGTCATGGCGGTTACCTGCCGGTGAACGAAGACCTGACGCTGCGGCGCTCGGCCGTCGAGGTGCTGGCGCGCGCCAAGATCACCAACATCCAGCACGACGCCGACCCGCGCCGCGAGGATCACCAGAACAACATCGTCGTGCCCACCACCAGCATGGCGCACTCCTTCACCGTGATTCGCGACGAGAACCCGCGTGGCCCGGCATGGCTGCGCGAGCAAATTCGCCGGAATTTCTGACTGAGCGAAGTCGAACCATGAACTTCCTCCAGCTCTCGCAAAGCCTCGCCGTCGAGGCCGGCATCTCGGGAACGCTCTCCACCGTTGTGGGAGCGAGCGGCGAGATGGCCCGCGTGACGGGCTGGATCAACCAGGCGTGGAACGAGATCCAGCTCGCCCACGAGGAATGGCGGTTCATGCGCTCCAGCGTGCTGCTGGACGCCGGCGCCTCGTTCACGACCGAGGCCGGTCGCGCCTATTACACGCTGGGTGTTGGTGCCGGCAAGGTCGGCATCGCGGACGACAGTTTCGGCAAGTGGGCGCCCGAGACCTTCCGCAACTACACCACGGCCGCGGGCTTCACGAACGAGATCCCGATGGAGGTGATCGGCTTCGATGCTTGGCGCGAGGCCTACATGCTGGGCGCCAACCGCAACGTGCAGACCCGGCCGGTGGTGGTGGCGATCGGCCCCAACATGGAGGTCTGCCTCGGGCCGCCGCCCAATGCGCTCTATACTATCACGGCCGACTACTACGTCGCGCCGACCCTGATGGCGGCTGATGCCGACGTGCCCGCCCTGCTGCCGGCGCGCTATCACATGCTGATCGTCTACAAGGCGCTGATCTCCAAGTACGGCGGCTACGAGGCTGCACCTGAGGTGGTGCAGCGGGGTCGCGAGCAGTATGCCCCGCTGTTCAACGAGCTTGAAGCGCTGTACGGCCCGCAGTTGTTCGCCGCGGGAGCGCTGGCATGAGTGCGATGGGCCGCATCAACATGCCTCCGGTCAAGGACTGGACCACGCGCCTGGGCGGTGGCGTCACCGGCCAGGGCGTCAGCTACCCCGGCGGCCTCGACCTCACGACGCCCAGCCTCAGCCTGCAGCCCGGCGCGCTGCGCGACGGCGTCAACTTCGAATGCAGCCAGTCTGGCGGATACGGCCGGATTCCGGGCTACGAGCGTTTCGACGGCCGGCCCTCTCCCAGCAATGCGAGCTTCGTGGTGGTGCAGATCGCGAGCTTCGTGGACCTGCCATCCCTCGGCCAGACGCTGGCCCAAGCCACATCCGGTGCCACGGGCACGATCATCGCGATCAACAACGTCGCGGGTTCGAGCTACGTCGCGGTCACCCAGGTCTCCGGCGCCTTTGACCAGACGCACACCGTCTCGGTTGGCGCTACCCTGATCGGCACCGCCGTGTCGCCGACGGTCGCGCTCTCGCCCAAGACAATCGCGCAGTACACGGCCGCAGCGGCCGATGTCTATCGCGCGCTCATCGGGGCCGTGCCGGGCTCCGGCGCGATCCTCGGCGTGGTCGGCATGGAATTCTCCGGCGTCGATCATGTCTATGCCTTCCGCGCCAATGTCGGCGCCACGGCGGTCAATCTCTACAAGGCGACCACCGGCGGCTGGACGCAGGTCAACTTCTACGATCTGGTGGATTTCAGCGCCGGCAACGCCGCGACGCCTCTCGACGGCGAGACCCTGACGCAGGGCGCCGTCACCGCGACTGTCAAGCGGGTGATGACGCGGTCGGGCGCCTGGACCGGCACGGCGGCCGGCGGCTTCGTGATCACCGCGCCCAGCGGCGGCAACTTTGCGGCCGGGGCCGCGACCTTGAGCGGCGGTGCGACGGTCACTCTGGCGGGCGCCCAGACGGCCATCACGATGGTACCGGGCGGCAAGTTTCAGTTCGTGAAGGCGAACTTCTCGGGCCAGTCGGCGACCAAGCGCATCTACGGCTGCGACGGGGCGAACAAGGCTTTCGAGTTCGACGGCGACGTTCTGGCCCCGATCACCACCGGCCTCTCGCCCGACGCGCCGAAGTTCATCGCCTTCCACAAGAACTTCCTGATCCTCGCCCAGCAGAGCTCGTTCCTCTACAGCGCGGCCGGGCTGCCCTACCGGTATAGCTCGATCGACGGCGCGGGCGAGATCGCCACGGGCGATGATGTCACTGGCATCATCACGCTGCCCGGCAGCCAGACCACGGCGACGCTGGCGGTGTTCCAGAAGTCCAACACCAGCTTCCTCTACGGCACCGATCCCTCGACCTTCAATTACGTCTCGTTCAACACCGGCGTCGGCGCTCTTCCCTACAGCGTCCAGAACCTGTTCGACAGCTTCGTGTTCGGCAACCTTGGCGTGATCAGCCTCAAGACGACTCTGAACTACGGCAACTTCCTGCCCAACACGCTGACCAAGTCCATCCTGCCCTTCATCCAGCAGGAGCGGACCAAGATCACCGCTTCCTGCGTGAGCTTCGAGAAGAGCCAGTATCGCGTGTTCTTCAGCGACGGCTATGCGCTGTGGATCACGGTGGTGAACCAGCAGTACCTCGGCCCGGCGGTGATGTTGTTCCCCAACCCGGTGTCGTGCATCGACACGACCGACACCGCGAACGGCAGCACGGCGACCTATTTCGGCTCCTCCGACGGGCAGGGCTATGTTTATCAGCTCGACGTCGGCACCTCGTTCGACGGCGCGTCGATCAACGCCTACATCACGCTCGCCTGGGATGCGCTGAAGAGCCCGCGTATCCTGAAGCGCTTCCGCAACGCCTCGATCGAGGTCCAGGGCGGCGGCTACACCGAGATCCAGTTCGGCTACCAGCTGGGCTACGGAACGCCCAACATCGGCCAGCCGCAGGTGGTGACCCAGCCCGCGAGCTTCATCGGCGCTCCGCAGTGGGACGTCTTCACCTGGGATAACTTCTTCTGGGATGGCCGCACGCTCGGGCCGACCGACGTCGACATGACGGGCACCGCGGAGAACGTGCAGGTGACGCTCGCCTGCTCGGGCAACTATTTCCAGGCCTTCAACCTCAACAGCGTGATCTACGGCTACACGCCGCGCCGGAGGCTCCGGGTATGAGCGCGCGCATGATCGTGCAGAAGGGCAATCGCTTCGAGGGAGCGGAAGTTGTCTAACCCATATTATACGGCGTCAGGAACGCCCGGCACCAGCTCGGCCGGCTCATCGGCCGCCGTCCGCGGCGAGTTCAACCTCATCATGGCGGCCTTCAATCTGCTGCCGGCGCTGATCGCTGGCACCGCCATCGTGGTCAATCCCGGCGGCACGGCACTCGGCAACACCTTCGGCACGCTGGCGCTGGCCGGCAACTTCGCGACGGTGGGCGCCAATGCGCTGACCCTCACGACCACGGCCGACACCAACGTCACCTTGCCGACCACCGGCACGCTCGCGACGCTCGCCGGTGTTGAGACGCTTTCGAACAAGACACTGGTCGCGCCAGCGCTCGGCACGCCGGCCTCGGGCGTGCTCACCAACTGCACCGGAACGGCCGCGGGCCTCACCGCTGGTAATGTCACCACCAACGCCAACCTCACGGGTGTCATTACCTCGGTTGGCAATGCGACCTCGATCGCGAGCCAGACCGGCACCGGCACCAAGTTCGTGGTCGACACCAGCCCGACGCTGGTGACGCCGACGCTGGGCGTCGCCACGGTGACGTCGATCAACGGCAACACAGTGCCGGCGGCGAGCGACACCGTGGCGTTGCTGGCCGCCAGCCAGACCCTGAGCAACAAGGTGCTGGCTTCGACGGTCACCGCGACCACACAGAGCACGGGCGACAACAGCACGAAGGTTGCCACCACAGCCTATCTGGACAGTAAGCTCGGCCAGAACAACGGCATCGCGACCCTCGATAGTAGCGGCAAACTCACAGCAGCCCAGATCCCGTCCTCTCTGGTCGGCGCAGTCAACTATCAGGGCGTCTGGAACGCCAACACCAACTCACCGACGCTGACCTCGAGTTCGGGTACCAAGGGCTTCTATTACGTCGTCAGCGTGGCCGGCACGACAACCCTCGACGGCATCTCGCAGTGGAACATCGGCGACACCGCGATCTACAACGGCACGGTCTGGAACAAGATCGACGGCATCTCCAATGAGGTGATCTCGGTCGCCGGTAAGACCGGCGTTGTCACGCTGGCGGCGTCCGATCTCACCAACGGTGTGCAGGGCAATGGTGCCGTCGTGCTGGCGACCTCGCCGACGATCACGACGCCGACGGTCAGCGGCGCGCTCACCTATGGCGGGGTCACCCTCGCGGCTTCCGTCACCGGCACCGGCAAGATGGTGCTCGATACGTCACCGACGCTGGTCACCCCAACCCTCGGAGCCGCCACGGCCACCACCATCAACGGCAACGCGCTCACCGCCGGCTCCTGGACGCTGACCGGCGGCGCATCGAAGACGCTGACCTTCAGCAATACCCTGACTCTGGCCGGAACAGATGGATCGACGGTCGCCTTCGGCACCGGCGGCACGGTGCTCTATAGCGGCGGGCCGCTCGGCACTCCTTCATCCGGCACTCTGACGAATTGCACCGGGCTTCCCGCAGCTTCTCTGGTTGTCGGCGCGCTCGCCAACGGCATGACGGCGACAACGCAAAGCATCGGAGACAACAGCACCAAGATTGCGAGCACGGCGTTCGTGAAGACCAAGGCCGAGAGCGTGGTCGGAGGCGCGATCCTGCGCTCCTACCTTGCCGGCCTTGGCACATCGAACAACGGCGTCACGCCCAACACCAAGATCGACGTGGCGGCCGGCGTCTGCGCTGACGACACCAATGCCCAGATTCTGGCACTGTCCGCCACGACGCTGGACTGCGGCACGACCGGCGCCAACGGCCTAGATGCCGGCACGCTCGCCAACTCGACGTGGTACCACCTGTTTGCGATCGGTAAGACGGACGGGACCACGGCGCTGCTCGCCTCGACCTCACTCAGCAGCCCGACCTTCCCGGTCGGCTATACGCTGAAGCGCAGGATTGCGAGCTTCATGACGGACGTCAGCGCGCACGTCCTTGGCTACGTTCAGTTCGGCGACGAGTTTTTGTGGCTCGCCCCGCCGACCGATGTGAACGCGGCATTGGGCACGACATCCACACCCTATGCGCTCACGGTGCCGCTGGGCCTGAACGTTGACGCGGTATTCACTTCAACGATCATAGCGAATGACGGTAGTGCTCTCTTTCAGAGCCCGCTTCAGAATACGCTATCTGTTGGAACCCAAGGCGCTGGTTCCGATCTCGTCTCGGTACAAGGGACGATCGGCAATGCTGCGGGCGGTCGGTTCAATATCCGGACCGATACAAACCGACAGATTCGCGCGGTAGCCTCCGTCAACAGCATCACTCTCCAAATCATGACTCACGGCTGGATCGACCGAAGGGGAAGGGACGCATAGTTATGCGGGAACCAGGGATACCAGCCATCGATACCCGCATAGACCGGCGCCGAGCAGGTCTCGCGCGCCGGGACGATGTCTATTTCGATCGTGGGACGCTCATGAGCGCCGGAAATGGCCGCGTGCTCGACAACGCTGTTCTCGAACAGCAAGAAGCACGGATCGGGGTTGTCAAAGACCAGTTGCTTGCCGTTGCGCAAGTTGAACCATGTCGTTCCGGTTTCCGGGGTGGCCCCGTTGGGGAGAATGAAGGCTTTACGGATCGACCGCGGCCAGCCGTCGAAATGGCGGCTGTCCTTGCCAGAGCGACCAGCGCGCAGAATGAAAGCACGGGTGGACGCCACGCGCCAAGGATGAGCGATCCATCGCGTGATTTGCGCCTCGTGCTCCGCGAGAAATTGCGAGACCGTCGCCATAAGCGCCGGCGTCACGAGCCGATAGTCGTTCGTCCTGTTGAGGAGCTCGACGATGTTGGCGCGCGTGTTATGGAAGTATCCGGGCGCGTGGTCCTTCTGGTTCAACGTCGTCGGCTCGCTTTCTTCGATGGCCGATCTCATTCGGCTCGCCCATTCCGGGGAGATCGGACACCACACCACTCCCGTCTCGGAGATTGGTCCGGAATCGCAGCCCTTTGCAAAGACATCCCACGCGCGGCGCGAAAGCCACGCCCGCATCAATCGGAAGCTCACCCAATCCTCCGCTGCATTCAGCGGTCGCAACCCTATCAGACAATCAGCGCCGCCTGCGCCCTAGATTGCGCACATCTCCCGCCACGGCCGGGATTCATGGGAGGATCTCATGTCCGGCACCGGTAACTCCTCGATCCTGAACGGCCCCGGTCTCACCGGAAACCCGGTGACGGCTGGTGCTCCCCAGCAGGACAACCCCACGCCGACCGGCCTGATCAACACCGCCCCGGGCTCGACCACCGCGACTCCGGGTGCGACACCGCCGGGCAACACCGGCCCCGGCGCGCCGGTGACGTCGTACAATCCCGCGACCGCCAACGCGACCTCGGCCGGCACCACGACCTACACGCCGAATGCCTTCACGGTGCAGCCCAATCAGACCGTGGCCGGACAGATCAAGGACATCATCGCCTCGGGCTCGCCCCTGATGCAGCAGGCCGAGGCGAATGCCCGCAACCAGATGAACCAGCGCGGCCTGATCAACTCGACGGCCGGCATCACCGCGGGCCAGTCGGCGGTGATCTCGGCCGCGACGCCGATCGCGACGGCCGACGCCAATACCTTCAATCAGGCCGCCACCAACACCACGCAGGCCCAGAACACGGCACTCGCCACCGGCGCGCAGGCCCAGAACACCGCGGAGCTGCAGAACAGCCAGCTCGAGACCCAGACCAGCCAGTTCAACGCCGGCCAGTTCAATGCCGCGCTGTCCTCGGCCGCCACGGCGTCGAACGCCGTCGCCCAGACTGCCCAGCAGATCCAGGGCTCCAAGGACATCCAGAACATCCAGTCGACCACCAGCCAGGCGATTGCCGGCCTGCAGGCGGCGACCAGCCTGTCGATCCAGGACAAGCAGGGTGCGGTCTCGACCCTGATCGCCGGCATCCAGTCCAACACCTCGCTGGCGGTACAGGACAAGCAGGACCTCACCAACCAGCTGATCCAGTTCGGCCAGCAGGACCTGCAGAAGTATCTCGGCGACCTGCAGGCCAACACCCAGCTCTCGGTGCAGGATAAGGCCAACCAAGCGACGCTCGCCAAGGATGCCGCCGACAATGTGGCCCAACAGGCCATCGCCCAAATCCAGGCCGACAGCTCGCTCACCGTCGAGCAGCAGCGCGACGCCTCGGCGCAGATCATCGCCAACCTCAACAACGCCAACGCGCAGGCCGTCCAGCAGCTGCAGAACGCCGGCAACCTCGCCAACATCCAGGCCAACGGGCAGATCAACGTCCAGATCACCAACCTCACCAACGCCAACAAGACGCTGCTGCAGACCAGCCAGGGTGCGGCAACGCTCTACAACCAGGCGCTCACCAACCTCAGCAACATCCTCACCAATCCCAACCTCAGCGCCGATCAGAAGACGACGGCGCTCAACGACGGCGTGCAGCAGCTCTCCGACGGCCTGTCGGTGTTCGCCAAGATCGTCGGCATTCCCGACATCTCGTCCGACCTTACCTTCTCGCCCAACGCCGACCTCGGCTCGCCCACGGTGACCACGACGCCGACCGTGCCGCAGGCGACCCAGACCACTGCGGGGATCTTCGGATGACCCGCGCCGAGATGATCGACGCAATGTGGGCCGCCAAGCCCGACCTGCTGTTCGTCGAGCGGGAGGACTTCGCGCGGTCGCTCGACGATTGGGACCTCGAGCCTGTCGAGGTCGATGGCGTTGTCGCCTTCGTCTTCGTGATCCGCGGGCCGGAGTTCCACTACCACAGCCTCGGCACCGGCAAGCGCCAGCCGCTCAAGCGCGCGCGCGAACGGATCGGCCGGCAGATTGCCGAGCATGGCTACGCCACGACGCGCACACCGAAGGGCGATGCCTGCCAGCAGCGGGTCAACGAGATGTTCGGCTTCGCCAAGACCGGCGAGGACGAGCTCGACGTGCACTACAGGATCGAGAGGATGCCATGCCGGTAGCAATTCCCGTCGCCGTTGCGGCTGTCGCGTGGGGTACCGCGGCTGCAGTGGGATTCACGACCCTCGCCGTGGTCGCCGCCGTAGGCGCCACCATCAGCGCTGTCGGCGCCGTGACGGGCAGCAAGGCGCTCACCATCGCGGGCGGTGTCATCGGCGCGGTGGGCGCGATCGGCGGCTTGGCGCAAAGCGCGGGCTTGCTCGGTGACATCGCCGGCGAAAGCACCTTGGCCAACTCTGTTGGTGCCGGCTCGTCAGAAGCAATCGCGCAAGGCACGACGGCGGCAGAGACGGCCTCGCCATTCGATGCGGCGGCGGCAAGCGGCAGTGCTGGCATTGACCAGGAGATTTCAAACTGGTCGCAGTACGGCGCCGTGTCGGGCCTCAACCCGTCGACCGGCACGACCGACATCATCGATTCGGTGAGCGGCAACGTCTCCAACGTCGGCGAGGTCGCGCCGACCACCTCCGTCGCGAACACCGACGTCAATCCGCTCGGCACCGTCCAGGCCAACACGCAGGCACCCCTGGTGACGCCGAGCACGGCGACCGACACCGGCACCGCCTCGGGCTCGGCATCGGCCTACCAGACGACGTTCGGTGACAGCACCAACACGGCAAGCGCGATGCCGCCCAGTGCCCCGCCGGCCCCGGGCGCGCCGGGCCTGACGACCACCGGCCCGACCGGCAGCCTCACGACGGGCGGCACGATCAACAATCCCAGCCTGATCAACGCCGGCAGTGGCCTCAACGATCCGAATATCACCATGACGCCCGGCGGTCCAAGCGTGTTCGGGAAGATCGGCAGCTTCATCAAGGACAACGGCCAGCTCACCGGAATGCTGGCGCAGGGGGCTATGAGCTTCATCGCCGGCGCCACCAGCAGCCTGACGCCGGCGCAGGTCGACGCACTCAAGGCGCAGGCGACGCAGAACACCGCCGCCGCGAACCTCTACAACCAGCAGGCCGCGCTGGTCGCCCGGCAGAACCAGAACATGAGCCAGCCGCTGCCGGTCGCCACGCGCACCGCGCCGGTCACAGGAACGCCCGCCGGCATGATCAACGCGCCGCCGCCACAGCAGATTACGGGTGCAGCATGAGCCGCAAGACGCGCCGCCGTTTCAGGAAGGGTGGTCCCAACGCCGGACCGCCGCCGCAAGTCCAGGCGTCAGCCCCGCGCGGCAATGGCTTGGTCAACGCGCCGCTGCGGGACAACGTGCTGCGCGCCGCCGAGCAGAAGGTCGAATCACAACTCACGCCGGAGAACCGCGCGAACTACCTGAAGGTGGTGGTCGCTGGGCTGAAGGTCGGTCTGCAGGGCGGCCCCAACAGCATTCTGGCATCGATCCGCAACAGCCAGGACCCGGTGCGCGATTGCGCGCTGGGCGCCGTCAACCTCGCCCTCATGCTGGCCAAGGAGAGCCGCTACACCATGCCACCGCAGGCCATGGTGCCGGCGGCCATGACCCTGATGCTGCATGCCCTCGACTTCGTAGACCGCGCCGGCATCGCCAAGGTCAGCGTTCCGGAGTTGAACCGCGCCACGCACGTTTTCACCAACCGGCTGCTGGCCGTGTTCAAGGTCTCGCCGCAGGTGCTGACCCATCTGTCGCACAACGTGCACGGCATCATGCAGGACCCGGCGTCGATGGAGATGTTGGCGCGCCGCGCCGGCGTCGTGCGCTCGCCACTTGCCAGCACGCCCACTGCGGTGCCGCGGCAGGCGGACCAGACGGGAGGAGGCGACAATGGTGTTTGACGTCGGCAACGGCCTCGCGGCGGCAGGAGCCGCCATGGGCAAGACGCTGGGCGACATGAACCTCGAGGCGCAGAAGGCGGACCTCGAGAATCAGAAGATCATGCTGGCCGATCAACTGGCCGGCGCGCGCGAGGAGAAGCAGCGGCAGTTCACGACCTCGGAGCGCCGCGAGACGCAGACCTTCCAGAGCGGCGAGAACGCGCTGACGCGCACCAACCAGAAGGACATCGCCACCATCGGCGCCAATGCCACCGTGCAGGCAGCCGGCATCCATGCGGGCGCGACATTGCAGGCCGCAACCCTCGCCGCCAAGGCGCACCTCGAGGGCGTCCAGAAGGAGATCGATGCGCTGGCGCCGACGCGCGAGGTCGACGTCCAAAGCAAGAAGATCGCGAACCAGACCCAGCAGCAGCTTCTCGATGCCCGCAATGGCTACGTCAGCGCACTCGAAAGCGGCGACATCGACGCCCAGACCAAGGCCATCCAGAAGATGGCCGGCATCGAGTTCAACCCCAAGGACCAGTACACCGAAGCCTCGCTCTACCAGCAGCAGGCACGGCTGTTCGAGCAGGCGATGACCTCGGCCCAGACTAAACTCGCCACGCTGCAGGCCAACCCGACGACGGCGATGACCGACCAGGGCAAGGTCGCGATCGACGCGCTGACCAGGCAGGTGCAGTACCTGCAGGGCCAGTTCAATACGTCGGTACGCGCCGCACAGGATGCACTATCCCGCGTGCCGAACTACGGCGGCCGCGGTGGTACCCCCGGCACCGCCCGCCCGCCGCTGGCAAGCTTCGGAGCGACACCCGGGGCGCAGCCATCGTCGACTCCGGGACCCGGCATCATCAACATGCCGCCACCGGCGGGAGGCCAATAGATGGCCGACAGCCCGACCTTCGACGTCGCTGGCGCCCGCGCGGCCGGCTACTCCGACCAGGAGATCGCCGACTATCTTGGCTCGGGCTCGGGCTTCAATGTCGCGGGCGCGGTGAAGGCTGGCTACTCCTACGCCGACATCATCGACCATCTCGCGCCAGCGCCAGCCGCCCCGGCGCCTGAGAAGCAGTCCGAGCCGCCGTCCGGTACCCTGAAGGGCGTGGGCAAGGCGGTCGGTCAGGAGGCTATGAAGACCGTCGGTGAATATGTGGCGGGCAAGGGTCAGGAGATCGCCTCGGCCGGCCAGGCGCTCGGCAAGGGGTACCAGGAGGACCTGCAACGCCAAATCGACATCATGAAGCGCATCGACGATGGGGCCGCCCCCGGCGACTTCAAGGACATGCCGGACCTCGATCGGCTGTTCGCGCGCCAATACCAGATCAGCAGCCCCGAGCGCCGCGCCAACATGCGCCAAGAGGTGCTGAACACCATCGCCGGCAGCCAGATCGAGCCGTCGTTCGCCGAGCGCGTGCCGGGCGCGATGGAGAAGGTCGGCGGCCAGATCGCCGAAGGGGGGCGGTCGGTCGAGAAATCTGCCGAGCGTACCTTCCCGCTGACCGACGAGGAGCAGGGCCGCACCTCCGTCATGGCTGCGCGCATGGTGACTGGCCTCGGCGCCTATATCGGCGCGGGTGCGCTGGGTGGCCTGCCGGGCGTCGTCGACCTCGCCTCGACACAGGCGTTCGGCCAGACCTTCGATGAGGCCAAAAACAAGGGCGCCTCGGACGAGGACGCTGCGAAGGCGGCGCTCGCCAACGGCCTGATCCAGGGCACCATGATGACGGTGCCGGTTGGGCGCGCCATGGCGGTGCTGGACAAGGTGCCCGCGGCGCTGCGCGGCAAGTTCGTCGAGGCGGCGCTCGAGATGGGCAAGTCGTCGGCCACCATGGTCGGTTTCACGCAGCTCTCGCAGCTCGCGGACAACGTGGTGGCGCAGAATACCTACGATCCAAACAGGAAATTGACCGAACGCCTTGGCCAGAACCTGATCCCTACTGCGGTCGCGGGCGCCTTCGCGCCGCTGGCAGTGGCCGGCGTCGAGGCCGGCGCGCGCCGCATTGCGCGGCGTCTGACACCGGCACCCACACCCGAAGCCGACGCCAACAAGGTCATGCAGGCCGACACCGTCGACCAGGCGATCGACACGGCGCAGCAGGCGATTGCCGCGCCTGTCGACGTGGGCACCGAGGCTGCGGGGCTCAAGGAATTCGGTGGCGAGACCGAACAGCAGCAGGGCAAGCTGCTGCAGTTGTTCGGCGGCCTGAATGCCGGCGTGGTCGAGCGCACGGAAGATGGCGTCTATCAGTACCGGCCGGCCGACAACGATACCGCTGTGCCGCTCAAGGTCTGGGATCCAGCCACCGCCAAGTCGACGGGAGAGGATGCGGCACCGACGATCTCGCCCCAGCTTGCCGC